TAGTGTTCAGCCGCCCTTCCGCCACCAGCAGGCTCGGACCCGTCCGGCGATAGACGAAGCGCAGCCGCAGACCGCGCCGCCGTTCCCATTCACGGGGAGTGATTCGGCCACCGCGTATAGATTTCCCTGCGGCGGGCAGCGGGATCGCCAGCCAGAACCCGTTCTTCGAACGGATCAGCGGACCGGTGTCATGCGCGCCGACGATGACCGGCGCCTTCGACCAGACCAGCGCTGCTGCATCGAGGCTTCCGCCCGACTTCGGAAAGTTCTGGTTACGGATTGAGTTGGCGAGCCGCCGTCCGAGCCCCGCGCCAGTAATCTGCGTGCGCCAGGCCGTCTTCAGCCCGGTCCCGGCCTCGCGCATGGCGGACGTCACCGCGCGTTCGCCCGCCGCCACTTCGGCCGCCATCATCGCGACGATGTCGGGATCGATTTCGAGCTTCAGCTTCATGGCCGTCACGCGGGCCGAAGATCGACGGTCCAGATCAATCGCTCACGATCGCGGACGGGCTCGCCCTGAATGAGGAAGGCGTCGCCGTCGATTTTGATCCGGTCACCGGGGCGCGGGTTCGCCACTTCGGCCACGCGCAGGTCGATCCGCGTAGTCTCGGACCAGAGCCGGGCATCGGCGAAATCGCTGATCGCGTCCGCACGCCGGGCGACGACGCGCACCAGAACAGGCGTGCCGCCGTCGGCGATGTAGACCGCGTCCCGGCCGATGTTCGGATCGGCGAAGAGCTCGCCCACGGCGGCGGCGAAGGCGCTCATCAGAATGTCGCGTTCAGGCGCACCCGACCGATGGTGTCGCCCGCGCCGCTGGCCACGGCCTCGACGGCCACGCCGATGAGAGTGTTGTCGGTCGCAACCGTAGTGCAACGCTTGTTGGTGTCGTCCCAATAGACCTTGGCGCCCACGGTCCAGGCCTGCGAGCCGACTTTGTTGATGTCGAAGACGCCGACGAGCGCGGTCTCGACGGGCTCGCCGAGCGCGGCCGCTCCGGCGGCGATGCCGAAGATGGAGCTCACGAGCAGGCCATCGCCGGAGGCGACGGCATAGGGCGCGGTCAGGGTGATGGTGTTGCCGGGCTGGACGTAGTTTTTCATGATGGGGATCCTCGTGGTTTGACGAAGGGCGGCCCCTCAGGACCGCCCGTGTGTCAGGGTTCAGGAAGCGCGACTTACGCGCCCGGGTTCTTGTAGAGGCCGCGCCAGTCGATGGCCTTGGCGCCGAAGTCGAGGCGGCACTTGATCTCGACCCCGTCGACGTCGAATCCGTTGCGCGTCTCGATGTAGGCGCCCTGCTGGCCCTCGAGATAGGCGTACTCGATGGTGTCGATCTGGTTCGGACTGGCCGCCAGATACCAGGCGGTCTCGCTGGCGGCGTCGAGCCGGGGCTCGCTGATCGGCGCGAGCGTGCGGATCGATTGCGGCACCACGCTGGACGTCGCGGCGGGCACCAGGTTCTGGGCGACCAGCTGCTCGGCCTTCAGTTCCAGCGAGGCGGGCACGATCAGGAAGGCCGGGCGGACGTTGAGCACCGTCTTCTTGTCGAGGCCCGTCTGCTTGGCCATCGCCGCCCGCGCCGCGCCCACCGCATCGACCGCCAGCGCCGTGCCGGTGCCCGCGAGGTTCTTGTGCGTAGTGTGGAACAGCGCGTTGCCGTCGGCCATCGCCGGGTTGGCGGTGATGATGCCCCAGACCACGTCCGACTCGAGCTGCGCGATGGAGTTGCCGTACATCGCCGGGATGCGGGTGAAGGCGTCGAGATCGTCGTTGATCAGCGTCTGGCGCGTGATGGCGACCACCCGGCCATAGGTCTTCACCTTGTAGCTTTCCTTGCTCTCGCCGAGCGTCCCGCGCTTGAACTCGCCGCTTTCGCTCACCTCCAGCAGCTGCGGGGCCTCGCCGAGTTGCACCCTGTGCATCGCCTTGAAGTCGGTGGCCAGCACCTGGCGACAGAACAGCATGAAGGTGCGGGGATAGGCCTCGTAGGCCTGCCGCAGCGTCTTGTTGGTGACCGCCGACAGGATCTCGGGGAAGTCCGAGGTCGAATGCAGCGCGCGCGTCGCCACCTCGTCGCGCGACAGACCCCGCGTGTTGACCCCGGCATTGCCGAGACTTTCGCGGGCCAGTTCCAGCAGCGTCATGCCACGGTACTGCCGGGCGGCGTCCTCGAGCTGGAACAGCGTCGGGCTGTAGCGGTGCAGCAGCGCATTCGCCACGGCGTCGCGGCGGGTGATGCGCTCGTCCCGGCCGCCGAGGGGGACAGAGACATGGGGGAAGGTCCTGGTCTCCTCCGACTTCGCCGCGACCTGATCGAGGATCAGGCGGCGGGACTCGTCGACGCTGACGCCGCGCTTCACCAGATCCTCGGCAAAACCGCGCTCGAGGTTCAGCCGCCCGGCCAGATCGTAGATCGTGGAGACGCGGTCGCGCTCGGCCTCGCGGGCGCGGGTGGCGACCGCTTCGGTGTCGGGCGCGGGAGTTGCCTGCGTCTTCGGCTGGCTGCGCGTCTCGCTGGCGGCGACCTTCGGGTCGGGCGCAGCTGCTTTCGACTCGGTCATGGTGGTGTCCTCGGTTTCGACCGGCGCGGTCGGCTGGGTGGTGGCGGGGGTTGCGGCGTCACTCGCCGGGGTCTGGGTCTTGTCCGTCATCGGGATCGGTCCTTTCGTGCTTGAAGGGGCGTCCCGGCGGTGAAGGACGCAGTCGTGAAGGGGATGCTGGGCGCGGAAACCCGCGGCGGGGTCGGCGCCGACCGCGACGGCGGAGACCTCGAAGGGCGTCCAGTCCACCGCGCGCCAGAGTTCGCGCGCGGCCTCGGCTTTCGAGACCTCGAAGCGGTGGACCTGGTAGCCGATGGACACCGCCCGGATGTGCCCGGCCTGGATGTCGCGCCAGATCGGCTCGACATCGGCACGCTCGCTGATCCGCACCAAGGCGATGCCGCGGCCGTTCTCGATGCGGGCCGAACCCGGCACCACCGAGCCGATCACGGCATCCAGCGTGTCGATCTCATGCACCTTCAGGAAGGGCGCGCCCGCGTTCAGACGATCAAGCCGCACATGGGTCGGGTCTAGGCTCAGCTCTTCGTCATAGGGCTCGCCGAATAAGGTCGACCGGCGAACACGCGCGCCCGCCGACCAGATCACCTCAACGGTGCGGGCGTCAGTATCAGCTGAGTTTGGCGCAAGCTCCGCCGACCGGCGCAGGGCCGGTAATTCGATCATCGTGTCCATGTTGGTCAGTCCTGTTCGTCGGAGTCGGGCCGCGCAGGGTCCGTATTGGAGTCGTCGGCCGGATCGCTTTCCGGGTCAGCGGCAGGGTCGTCGTCGGCGGGATCGTTCGCCGGATCGTTTGTTTGCGCGCTCCCGGTCTTGGTGACTCGTCGCGGATCGCTGTCGAGCACCAACCCAAGCGCATCGAGCTTGGCGTTTGTGGCGGCAATCTCGGCCAGCACCGCGTCGGGGTTCCGGCCCTGCTTCGCGATCACCTCGGCCAGCGTCATGGTGCCTGAGCGGATCGACAGCAGGTTCGCCATCGCGTCCTTCTGCGGATCGACGGCCTCGAACTTCGGTGGAGACCATTCGACCGGTACATCCGGCGTCGGGATTTGGCCCGCCGCCCATGCCGTTTCGGTGAACCAGCGCCACACCGGGGCACAGAACATCGGGATGAACAACTGCCATTGCACGGCGTCGATCTGGCGACGGAACTCGACCAGCCCCGCCCGGATCGAGGAATAGTTCACCTGGGACAAATCCCCGGTCAGCAATTCATAGGGCACCCGGAAGCCTGCCGAGATCGTATGCAGGCTGGCCCGCTTGTATTCGCCGTAGCCGCCGGTAGCCGAAGGCTGGTTGAAGCGGATGTCCTTGCCGCCCCGCGCATAGGCGATCAGCCCCGGCTCGAACTGCTCCACCCGGTTGCCGTCAGCATCGACCACGGAGGGCGCGATCCCTTGCTGGGCCTCGTCATCGCCGAAGACGATGGCGGTGACGCAGGCCTCGGTCTTCTTGCGGACCAGCTCGGCCACCTCGTAGTCGTCGAGATCGCGCAACGACCTGATGACCGGCGCGCCCCAGGGGACGCCGCGTGCCTGCGTGCGCTGTTTCTCGTAGACATGGGCGATCTCGGTCGCGGGGACCGGGCGGCTCTGCAACCCGTTCTGCAAGGCCCCGTAAGCGTCGCCCGGATGTTCGGCATGGAGCCAGTAGGCCCGGCGCTTGCCGACCGGATCAAACTCGATCCCCTGGACGAGGCGACCAGCACCGAGCGCGCCAGACTTAGTGGCGTCGAGGAAGTCGGCCTCAAGCACCTGCAATTGCAGCGGGACGGGCAAGCCATCCGCTGCGCGGCGCAGACGTCGGCGTACCAGCACCTCACCCGCTTCGACCATTTCACGGCAGATCAGCGTCTGCAGACCGTAGAAGTCGAGCTGGCCGTCGGCGTCGGCGGCGTCTGACCACCGTGCGAACAGGGCATCGACCTTCCGGTCCAGCTTGTCATTGCCGCTGGCCGCGCGCGGCATGATCCCCGCACCAACAATGTTGTTCACCAGCACCGCCACGGCCTTTGCCGCATGCGGATTGTTGCGGACCAGATCGCGCATTCGGTCGCGCAGGAGCGCGCCCGCAACGCTGACCTCGGTGTCGGCGGAAGTTCCCGGCGCGCGCCAGCCTTCGGTGCGCCGCCCCTTCGCGGCACCATCGTAGCCCCGCGTCAGGGTTTCGAACGCCTGCCTGGCGAGGACGCGACGGGCCGCCGTGCGCGGTGCCACCGTGGCAATCGCATGGTCAAACCAGTTCGCCGACATCAGCGATCTCCGCGTGAGAAGCCCGCGAGCCCGGCCATGGGCAGCGGACGGCCAACACCCGCAAGCGCGCGTTCGATGGTCCGGATGCGCGCCAGCAGATCCTCGGCCGAGCCGTAATCGACGGATTTGCCATCATAGCTGACCCGGGTGGTTCCGCTGGCATAGGCCCGGCGTAGCGCCGAAAGCTCGGTTTCCGTCCAATCAGTCATCAAAACCATCCTCCACGCCGTCCGAGCCAGTCGGATTGGCGTTTGCCTTGCGGCGTCTGTGCTTGCCTGTTGATCTGCCCTGCCGGATCTGCAGAGGCATCAGCGACCCCGAGCTGATCCTCGAGGTCGCGCCATTTCTCGTCGGGCCAGCGATCCGCGCCCGCGATCCAGGCGGCGGCGCGGGCGTAGACCCGGCAATCCAGCGCCTCGTTGCGCTCGCGCAGCTTCTGCCATTCCAGTCGGGCGAAGCCGCGTTTGGTGCGCACCGTCACCAGCTGCTCGGCCACGAACTGCTTCAGCCATTCATTCTCGACCCAATGCGGCAGATGGACGGTGCCGGGTGAGAATGCCGCACCAATGGCCATATCCTCCTCAGTCGGCCGTTCCAGCCGCAGGAAGCGGTAGGTCTCGGCCTTGAAGGTCGACACCGCCACGGTCCAGAGCCGCGCCCCGCGCCGCAGGCGTTTGCCGCCCTCGGTCGCGTCGACGAAGGTCGGGCCCGAGACCGGGCTTGCCCGATTGAACCCTTCGACGCCCTTCACGGGCGACACCTGTGCAAACCCCTGAGCCCGCGACCAGCCATAGACCGCCGGGGCTTCATAGCCCGTGTCGATGGCGAGCCGCGCGATCTTCAGATGCGCGCCGTGTTCATGCGGCCACGTTCGACCGGGCAATTCGGTGAGGTGGCCCCAGGCCTCATGCCGGTCGGGCCCGCCCTCGATCACGATGTGATCGACAAGCCAGCTTTCCAGCCCGCGGCCCCAAGCCCAGACATCGACCTCGATCCGGTCCTTCTGCACATCGGCCCCAGCGGTCAGGAACAACCCGCCCGCCGGGACAATCCCCGGTTTCCAGCGTTCGCGCTGGTCGTAGAGCCGCTGCCAGTCCGGCGCTTCCCCGGTCTCGACCCAGGTTTCGCCAAGGATCGTGTTGCGAAACGCCTTGATCGCCTCG